TCCTCCAGGAACAGGTAAAACGCTACTNNCTTCATAATTTTTTAATTGATTGCATATAGCAATCCCCGCAAATACGTCGCCACCATAACTATTAATGTGTAGATTTATCTGTTTACCATTAGCCTTATTGATTACATCAATAACTTGTTGTGGGCATGTGTATTCATCTTCGTCATACATCCACGATTTAGAGTTCATAATAGGGCCATATAAAAGAAAATCTACCTCCGTATCTGATTTTTCGTTAATCTCGCATCTTACATCAATTTTTTTATCCATTTTCATTGTTATCACCACCCTTCAAATAATTTGATATTTCTTGATAGTTTTTAGTTATCATGTACATATTAGCCCAATCCTCCAATATCTCTTCTTCTCTTAACATTTCTCTAACCCAGTTGGCATTAACAGCTCCTATTCTATATAAAGCCTCTGCACTTGAAGCAAGTTTAAGAGGATCATATCCTTTAATTGTATTCGTCTTAACTTTCATTTTAGATCCTTTTAATATATCGTCTTTACCATATAATTTCCTATTAGATTCTCTCTCAATTATGGATACAAACGGGTTTATACTAAAGGTGATAAAGTTATCTGTCATAGCCTCTACATCTGCCACATCACCTTTTAAAAGTCCTCTAGGTATATTAAGAGCATCAGCGCAAATATTTAGAATATCGTCAAATAACTTTCTTATATCCTCTGTTGTCTGTCCGTTTGTCTTTTTGCTAGATTGAGTTTGTGAAGTTGATCCGCCTTCTACTATCTCAAGTCCATCTTCTAGAGGTGTTACAGAATCATTTTCAGAGAAATATCCCCTCATCCTATTCTTAAAAATATCGTCTAAGGTTGTATCATATTCGGTTTCTCCTGTTTCTTCATCCACAATTCTTGTTTTCAACTGTTCAAACGTAGTTCCTATTTTTAAGAATATTTTTTTACTGTTGTTTCTGTTGTAGTTTTTTATGGAAGATGTAATTAGCTTCCCATAACTACTGTAAACACTCTCAATATAAGAGTTCACGCTAGAATTGTTAAGCTTAAATCTTAAAACTTCGCTTTCTTTAAATTTCTTAGAGAAAGTATAGTCGCCTACCATTACATCTGTGTAAATATTCCCTAAAATTGAAGATTCCTCTAGGGTATAACTGTCTGCAACTAAAAATTCCCCTTTGCTGTCTTGTATTACCAAACAACCCTGGGGATTCGTAACCATATAAAATACAACTTCATTCCAAAAATCTGATGCGTTCTGATTTTCATTTGGTTCTATGTTAAAGCTATACCAAATACTGTCTTTTACTTTTTCTTTTTTAACATAAGTCTCAAAGTTACACTGAGTTAAAGCATTTGCTATTTTATTCATACAAATAGCTAGAGCATATTCTTTATAGCTTGTTTCAGCTGTTATCATCAGTGTACTGTTTGTAGTTGCGATTTTGGGTCTTTGAAAAGATGTCCGTTTAAATAAATTATTTAAAAATCCCACTTATTCACCTTCTTTCTTAGTAAGTATAAGTCTTAAGTTTCTTATTATATGTAAATGTATTTACAGAAATTTGCTCTCTTAATGCCATAGCGTGTATAAATGCCATAAATCCATCTGTTTTACGCCTTTGTGGTTCTATTTTCTCGTATGTTTTATTTCCTTTACTATTTGTAACTACTTTTACATTATTTGTATACCACCTCATCATCATATCATCACCAAAAACGATATTATGATTAGCAAAACCCTGCTCAATTACAGGAGCTAATTTACCATGAGTAATAGGACCATTTCTTACTGTTTCAATTGGTAATCCTTTTTCCTCAAAATCTTTTCTTAGAATAGCAGCTCTATAATCATCACAGCCTATATTTATAAGTCTATAATTATTTTCTTGTATCTCTTTTAAAAACCATTCTGATATATATTCTTCGTTCATAGTGTTACCTGGTATGATTGTAACTAGACCTTTTTCTTTGGCCACATCTAAATCTATCTTATATTCAGCTAATCTCAAACTTTCAGCAACTATAAACGTATGGTGCTTGAAATAATATTTACTATCTTTTTTAAATAGAAGGCCAACTCCTATAAAATCTCTTACACTTGCGTAGTCTATACCTCCTACACATTCACATCCTGAAAAGTCTAGAAACTCTTGATCTGTTGCCTTAATTTCCTCCCAATTTGCAACTGCAGTTGTTACATCTTCTATTTGATAGTTAAGTCTCTTAAGTAAAAATTCCATTTTGAGTTGTGGATTCTTTAAGGCATCTTTGTATGATTCCTCGTATTCATCTTGTAAATCCGGTAAATACGGAAGCATTGGATTTGCCTTTATCCAACATTTAGGATCGCTCCATTCTTCATATTTATTTATAGAAGCCATAAAAGGAAACATACGAGAATTTATATCTTTTTCTCTTAAAACTTGTCTTCCTTCTTCTTTCATATCATCTAGCACAGATCCCCTTGTATTTCCATCTGTTGTTATGTAGAATATTCTAGCATGTTTAACTTTACCTAATGCCGATGTAAATACCTTTATATTTTCGTAGTCCTCATATGCATGTATTTCATCAAATACCACAGCACCAGGTCTAAGGCCATCTTTAGTTTTCGCATTTGAAGTATAATATTTAATCTCTGAATTAGTTTTTTTAAACTTTATTAACTCCTTGCTTCTGTAATATGCACCTTGTAGCTTTGAATGCTCTCCAATCGTCTCATATATATCATTAAAACTAGTTTGTGCTTGATCCTCACTTGTTGCAACCATGTCTACGTTATAGTTTCGTATTCCATTTTTATTTGAAGTTAGTCCAAAAGTTAAATCAGATATCCATGAATTTTTCCCAAAACCACGACCACAGTATATAAAGATCTTACGAAAAACAGTTCTACCATCTTTAAAGAAAATATATGGTATTGAATGTAAAAACTTTTGTACTGGTGTTAATTCATAGGGCCTATATCTTTCAATTAATTCGATAACTCCCTCAACTTTTTCTATATCTACATAAATATCCTGCTTTTCAAACTTTAATTTTAATAATTCATTTAATTGTTTTATTTCGTTACTCACTGGATATTTTTCGGAGTCAACAATATCAATCCATTCAGTAATATATGAACAATTTATTTTTTCATAAAGTTTCTTTTTAGATATCACATCCATCATCTGCCTTGACTTTATCAGTTGTTATATTTAACTTATCTAGCAGTATAAGCATCTGTTTGTTCATCTGCATTAATTGGTTTACTGCATCATTTTTCTTTACGCCCCGTTCGGTATCAAACATGACTCCATATTCTTCAACATTTTGTTCCAATGCGATAGTAGTATCCCACATTTTCATATACCTTTGAACTAAATCGGCAAAAGGCTCTTTGTATTGCCCTTTCTTTTCGAGCTGGTCTATTAAAGCCTTTTCTATTTTCTCTCTAGTTTTTAATATCTTATTTTCCTTATTAGCAGCCATAATTTCACCTCCCTCGCGCGCGCATGATAAAAATATTTATTTATATTTAAATGCCCCCTCCCCGTTGCTAAGTTCCCCAAATAAACTTCCATTTGATTTGACCCGGGGGAGTTAGTTGATTACCATCTCTCAACGTTCTCAAATTTGGGTTTGTTCATTTTTAACCTATCATGTCTCTTGTTATGACAGTCCTTGCATAAACATATTAAGTTATTAAGATCAAGGAAGAGATCAGGTCGAACTCGTTTATCTTTAATGTGATGTACTTCCTTAGCATGAGAGAACTTACCAACACTCTTACAGTCTTGACACTCATTGTTATCCCTCTTGAGTGCAGCCATACGAAGTATCTTCCATTCCTTTAACTGATAAGGTCTATAGTTCTTATTAATACTTAGGAAAGACTTAATCTTTATTAGTAAGTCAGGTGTCATTAAGTTCATTGGATCACCTACCTTTCATTAGAAATCTTTATGATTTGTTATAATTAATTCCTGAATCATATTAGATATATGTACATTTATTTCGTCTGATTGTTCTTTAGTCAGTTGTTTACCTTTATAAAACATAGTTACTGCTTCAGCTACATAATTGCAAAAGTAATAATAAGAAAATGTATTTTCAGTAAAGTTCTTAAAACATCCTTGTATAATGTTGATGCTATCTCTTTATATGTTTTATTCCTAAAAATCTTAACTAAATTAGGTTTATTCTTTTTCATCTATAAACACCTCAACAACATTTAATATTTTTATTATAAATACCTTTATAATCTTAATTTGCATATGCCCAAGTTTATATGCTAGATTAGTCATTATACTTATTGCCTTTATCATTTATACTCTACACCTTTGGACTCTTTGGTATCTTCCTCATGTTCTTGCTTATCTCTCTTAGTTCCTTATTAGGTAAATCTATAGTCATGCCAATAAGCCCAGCATCAACCCAAACTTTCTTTTTATTCATTCTTGCTCCTTATATAGTTATAATAATTTGTATATTTTAATTTATGGATGTTAATATTTCCCAGTGTTATGATAAAATCTAATTGAAAGGAGGTGATCATAATGAACTTCGAAGAAAAATTAAAACAAATGTCTAATGATGGACTTCAAAAAGAAATGCAAATACAAATAATGAACGCAGAAAAAGCAGCGCTAACAAAATCTAAAGAAACTCTAACCATAAAAACGAAAAGTATTATTGAGTCAGTATTTGATATAATAAAAGAATATTATCCAAAAACTTCATACAAAGCTACTCACGAAATTGTAAACGGTAAAATTGAACCTCTTATGGGCGTTTTTAGCTGTTGTTTCTTAGAATTTAAAGAAGATAAAATATACGGTATTTACCAACCAACTGTAATTGGATTTAAGCTTAAAGTCGAAGATACTTGCGATATTAAAATAGTGCACGCAATTTCAAAAAATCCACCTATGAGCAAAGATTTTAAAGCTGATTTATTAGGAGAACTTGACTCTAAGCTAATGAACGACAAAGCGTATTACTCAAAAGAGTTTAATGAAGAAGCAATTAGAGAGTCAACTCAGGAAGTTTTAATTAAGTCAATAGGTTTAATTAAAGCAAATTCTTAAAGAAATCATCATTTTTAATTATGTAATCAAGTTCTTTAATACATTTTTTATAACAATTAGATATATGATTTTTAAATTCAATAGGATCCTTACCTATTATATTTTTATCTAATGTTAAAGATAATTTTGCACCATTAATATTATCTGAATTTGTTATTAATAAATTATGTTTATGCTGAACTATAGTATCTTGCTGTAGTTCAGTTTTTTCATTTATTTCCATTCTATCACCTCGCTAATTATTAAAAAATAAGACCTAGAAACTAATCTAAGTCTAAGGAGTTGCATCCATTGGCTAAAATGAATACAAAATATAATTGTTGGGCGAAGTGTATGAGTTGCACATAGATTAATACTACACTTCACACGTTAGGGCGAGTTTACCAGTCTCACCCACTATCTATAATAAAATCATAAGGAGGTGCAAATTGCAGGAATCGAACCCACAGAACCACTACTTGCTTATTACTAGATAGACAAGTCCCTTTAACTTAATCTAGCCAGTAAATATTTAATTGTAAGGATAATATTTCCACAATACAATTGTCTTATTTGTTTGTATAATAAATTATTATATAAATTTGTAACTTTTAATTAAATTTTAGGTATAATAAAAATAAATATTTTAATAAGAAGGTAGTTGTGATTAGCATGAAATTAACCGTTCTGTCATTTGTCGTATTAATATTCCTTAATATAATTGTTTTTTTATATATTTATAAATTATTAAGGAAATAGTCTTTCCTTAAAGTAATATATACATTATAAGTTGCAACAAAAAGACCTAGAAACTAATCTAAGTCTTTTTTTATTATATTATAATAAGGAGTAAAACGGCAGCAAGTTGTAGGAGTCGAGCTTTTTTTTTTATTACTTGCATATTGAGTGAGGTACATCCATTAACTATTGGTTCTATCAAAATATAAAAATTCCTTCTTTTTAAGTAAATTTACCATAATTACTTACAATAATTTTAGATAACTTGCTATCGTGAAATAATTCGGAGCCTATTAAGGCTCTCCCTTAACTTCTAATATACTGGTTAGACAAGTCCCTTTAACTTAAGCTAACCAGTAACTATTTAATTGTTATGGACAATCTTTCCATAATACAATTATTTCATGTTTTTTTATATGAAACAGGCAATAAAAATGCAATTATTTTTATAAATCTAATATGTACTATTTTTCTATTTGTTTTAAATGTGTAACAGTATTTTCATAATTATAACCATTAATTACTCTTATAACTTCTTCTTTCTCAATGCTAAATTTATCATTGTCTCCAGAAGTAATTGTAGCTACATTATCTTTGTACTCAGACTTATTAAGATTTATATCTATCCCAATATCATTTATATTACCGTATAAATAAAACACAGGTTTATTATCTTTTATAAATACTATTTGTGTCATCTCTGTGCCTTCAGTTTCAGTTATATTTCTCCATTCGTAACCAACTTTTTTATAAATTACTTCTCTTGGTGTTTCTGGAGCAAATACAAATGCCTTATCCCATTTAAATGGTGTTATTTCTGACAATCTGGCCTCTTTAACTTTATCATCAATTTCATATAACGCCATCGACAACAATCCAAAGGTTTCATCTTCTTTTTGTAAATAACTTAAATCAAATTTTGTTAAATCACTAGTTTTTTTTACTACATTCCATTCATTATTTTTCTTTTCTAGTTGAAAGTTTATTTTAGATATACATTCTCCATGCTTACCTGGTTGTGTAACTATTACATTTTCCCCAGACTTATTTTTATAATTATGTTGAGTGATTTGTTTATGTGTATGGCCTGCAACTATAGCATCTATTCCTTCTACCTCACGTGCTAAATCTTGTATTCTATTACCTGGATTTCTTGGTTTCTTAGGTTTTTCACCTGAATGAACAACTGCTACTATAATATCAGCCTTATCTTCTTTCATTCTACCAACCCATTTGTTTGCATCTTTTACTAAATCATTCATATATAATTTGCCCTCATATTCTGGCTGATCTTTTAATTCTCTAGACTTATTTTTTACTAATTTCCCATCTCGTGTTCCATCATCTACTCTAGATTGTCTTTCACCAACTTCTTTTACTGTAAGCCCTAAAATCCCTAATTTTACAATACCATTTGATGTTTGAATTTCTTTTATAATATATGGATCTGTATAACTAGCACCGCCTTTTTCATATGTATTTGCTGATAAGACTTTTAGACCCTGTTTTTCAAAGTCTGATATAATATTATCTAAGTAAAACTTATTATTTGACACAAACTCATGATTTCCAAGTACTACTGCATCATACCCAACATTTTTCATCTCTTTTGCAATAGGAACTTCTATGTATGTATCAGGGCTTTCACTCCTTTTATAAAAGTATTTCTCCATATCGCCACTATTACTGTCAGAATCAAAAAAGTCACCAGCATCAACCAATGTTAAATTTTTATCTTTTTTAAACTCATTCTTTACATATGAAGATAGCTCATAGGGTATCTCTCCATGTAAATCAGTAGTGGCTAATAAGTTTATTTCTTCTTTGTCAGTACTACAACCTGATATTAAGAAAACAGATAATACTACTAAACATATCATTAATATTTTTTTCATTACTTAAAACCTCCTGATTATTACCTTGTAAAATTTGACATATTTAAAAGTATATCTAATTTGTATTATTATGTCGAATAAATATATATAAAGTTATTAATTCATTAAATCAAATAAGCTAGGTTCTTCTTCACTAAAAACCTTACTTCCAAACAATGCTATGGCTATACTTTTAACTGATTCACTTCTCTTGTATTTCAATGATCTTTCGCTATATCTAGTTTTATCTATTATTTCATCCCAACTTAAAGCATCTATATACTTATACTCTATTATTTCTTTATGTATTGGACTTAAATTATTTATAGATCTATCTATTTTAGTTATTAAACTACTTTCCTCTTCAATCTCCTTTTCTAATTCCTCTATCTTACTTAAAGTTCTTATAACCTCTTCCTCAACCTCTTTATATATCTTATTAGTTGGAGATACTTTTACTTTGTCATATGTAATAGCTTGTGTTGTATAATCACACTTTAAAGTTTCTTTAAGCTTTTTTAATTCTTCCAAATGTAGTTTTAATCCCCTATATCCTTTTAGCAATTTTTCTGTAAACTTTATACAATCTTTTTCTAAATCGTTAGCCATAACATCACTCCTATAAATCTTCTATAGTAACCTCTATCCTTGCTTCATCACTATATTGCTTACTAGCGTGTAACTCGCATATGTACCTATCATCTTTGAATGCTTTACCATTCAATCCATCTAATACAGCCTTAACCATGTTGTCTATATCTTTCTTTGTCGGTCTTAAATAGCTTGGTTTCTTAGGTTTTTTTGAATAAATATCTATACTTACTTTAATTAATCCATCAAAATAATGTCTCTTACCATACAAATACTTAATTGACTGCTCAAAGTATCTCGTTTTATCTGTAGTTCGAGCATGTCAATTATGGAATCTTGGCCTGTCCTTGCTGACACACTCTCCTGGTACTGTAAATTCTACTTTCAATAGTTCCCCCTCTTAGTTGCTTATATTTTAGAAGGTACTTATTATTTGAACAAAAGTACCTTCTATAAGCCAACTAAATCCATTTATAGTGGTCTTTCTTTGNTTTTAAGTCTGTGANTATTNTAAATGTACAACCACATGACTCACAGAAATATACGTNATAATATATAATAACTTTATCTCTTCCCCTACGTTCTGTCTCTGTGACAGGTGTCCTTGTGTAATCATGTACATGATCATATTCACAAGGTATTTGTCTAAACATTCCACAATCCTCCTTCAGATAGATTGTTTGAATATACTCAACCTATATTTGTTATTTAAACAAAGTCAAAAANAGCTTACAGTATTTATTATATTAATTTTCAACTTCAATTGATTATATCTTTTAATCCCTCTTCCCTATATCATCCTCAGTTAAATTATTCAGCCCTAATTGACTTCGAAAATACTCATTGTCTCTTTTAAGTCTTTTATTTTTTGAAACTATCTCATTGTGTTTTTTATAAAACCTCATTTGTCCTGACCAACGTCCAAGGCAGAACATAGAAATTAACGCCCCTATCCCTATAAAGACAAGTAATATTCTAGTTGCTATAATAATCATAAAGTTCTCCTTTCAAATCCCTCTCAGCCTTATTAAACGCTTCCCATTTACTGTAACCTTGAATAAGCCATAGATCTAAAGTTCTATCTATCAATATACTTAAATCACTTAATTCCATTTAAAATTCACCTCAAGTTCTTATTTTTCCACTAGTCATAAACAAATATGTATTATTAAATAAACTTCCATTACTTAAATAGCTGCTAACACGACAAGGTGTAATACCTATATCCTGTGATATTTCTTTATAGTTTCTATACTGTTTGAGTTCTCCTGTCTCTATATTTTCAACATATAAGAACCTCTTTTTCAAAATACTGTTAAATATATACTCTTTCATATCTTTTAAATTTTTGTACTTTGTAGGCTCAGCATTGAAATTAAAATCTATATACTCTTGTAATTCTTTTTTATTTAAAATCCCTGCTTCGTAAATACTTTCGTCAATCGCCGATATTATGCTGTGACATGTTTTCTTCTCAAATTTTGTAATGTTAATCATTCCTTTCTAGAGGGGTTGTCCCCCTACTATTTAAACTTTTCTCTTTGGCTCTTCCTAATGATCTCGTCCAGTTCATCTGATGAATATTGTTTAAATGATTCCTCAAAGTTATGGAAGCCTGTCTTTTTAGGTTTATAATTTGATTCTTTAGCATTATTTGTTTTCTTTGTCTTAGCTTCTTTTTGCTTCCTATGCTCAGTTTCATAAGCCTGCAATTGTTCATATGTAGTTATATCTCGTATACTCCATTTTCTTAATACGCCTTTAAGATACGCTAATTGTGTCGCTTCTTTCTCCACACAAATTTCTATTGCTCTTCTAAACAAAGGTAAATCTATTTCATTAGATGTCTCTATAAGCCAATCTCTTGTTGCTGGATATATAGGTGCTATGTTTTGCTCATATAGCCTTGCAAACTCTGCTATATTTTTATTCACAGTTTTATTTTCTTCTTCTCCTATATACATATAAGGTTTATTAATATTAATACTGTTACTATTACTGTCCTCATTAACGGTGTACGGTAAATAGGGACACGGTGTCGAATGTTGAAATTCCAATGTTTCTTCCGTGTCCTCTTTTTTGGTACACGGTTCAACTGTAGTGTTTTCAATCTTTTCAACCGTGTCACTATTTTTGGTACACGGAGGTATTTCTCCTATATTATCCGTGTCACTATTTTTGGTACACGGTTCAGTTATCCACATGTTGTTTATGTAACTTTTATCGAATACAATCTCATAAACGTTGTTATACATCTTGCCTTTGCCAGCTCTTCTTTGAGATACTTTTATATATCCTCTATCCTTTAATTCATTTAAATATTTTGTAAATGTATTTTTACCTATACTAAGCTCATGAGTAATTATGTCTCTTGATGGATAGCATGTCCCATTTGCTCCTGCCATGCTAGACAAATAGCTATATAAACCTTTTGCTCCTATGGATATGGTCTTATCTCTTGCCACCATCTGTGGGATTAAGCCATATCCATTGCTTAATATGCTATTGTTTTCGATCTTTACTTCTGTCTTTTCGCTCAATCCCACCACCTACTTTTATAATTCTGTAAAACTAGCTTGTTGTGCTGTATCTTCTTTTTCTTCTACCTCTGTAAAATCAGCATCTATTATTGGATTGTCTGTTTCCTTTGGTTCATATTTGCTAAGTATATCTAGCAGCTCGTCCACTTCTTCAAACTTTAACTCTTGTAAATCAAATCCGTTACTACTGCAAAACTCTTCTAACTTAGATGTATCTTTTATATTGTCATAGCTGTACAAACCTTTCATACTTGCAAGTTTTAATATTCCTTGTTTCTGTCCAGTACTTGCTTTTCCAACTTCTATAGGTTTCTCAGGTAATTTTTTATTAACTCCCATTTCTTCTTCTTGGTATAAACCTCTAAGTTCTTTTGGAAATGCCTCTCTTAATGCTTGTGACTGCGCTACTTTTCGTATCATTGTTGCGCCTTTATTTGACCACATATTATTTAATTTTCCATCTGATTTTTTCTGAGCGTATTCTTCAAAACTAGGAACAGCCCTTACAGGGAAATCTTTGTCCTTTAAATACACATCACACCATCCTGCAACTAATTCCTCACCTGGTAACTTTAAAGCTCCTTCACGCTCTTTTAATTCACCGTTTTTATCTATTACAACTACTCCTGCTTTCATTCCGTTAAAGTTAGGATTATCATATGCCCTTTTTATAAATACATCCTTACCAACTATAATTTGAGCTTGTTGGCTTCCGAATTTAACTAAGTAAGCATCCCTTACAAAAGGATTTAAGTTCTGTGCCTTACATAACTCTAGAAACATTAAAACTTCTTGATCTGTAGCATTCTGACCACCTAGGTAGTTCTTTACTGTCTCCGCTGATAATCTTTGACCACCCTCTAATGTAAATTCTGCTAGTGATAAGGCATTACTCTTCGTTAATTGATTACTCATTCTTTGCCCCCTCCATTTCCTTTATTAAGTATTTAAAACAACTTGTAAATCCATCTATGTAACTTCCGTAATATCCTTTGTTTTCTATTTCTTTTAGATGTGTCTTTAATTCTTCCAGTGTCCAACCTTCTTCATGTTTGATGATAAATGAGTCTAATGCTTTGCAATATCCTTGTCTGTATTCCGCCTCTGTTCCTTCACATTTGAAAAACTTTGCTTCTAACAATCTATTTTCTAATATTTTTTTTATATGCATCTATATCACACACCAATTCATCTACTGATACTTCTAAGTAATCAGCTATTTTTTTTAGTGTTAATACCCTTGGATTTTTTACTTCTCCTCTTAAAATTTGATATATCAAACTTTCATTTATATTTAAATCCTTAGATATCTTATAGGCAGTAACGCCTTTTTCTTTTAAAATTCTCTTTAAACCTACTGCTATTTCCATTTATTTACACCTTTCTTTTCTTAATGTATACTGTAATTACTTACAGTGAAGGGAGGTGAATATAAATGTCTACAAGTTATTACCCTAGCCCTATGGTTGAATCAGCTATGAAAATGCAACTTTTATTTCAGCGTCAAATGCAACCAATGTTTAACACAATTAATATGATGCAACGCAGTTTGCAACCTGTTATTGAAATGATGAACGGGTTACAGTTACAAGGTTTCTTCCAACCTAACCTTGCACTTATGAATCAGCTTCAAAGAATTTGGGCTCCTCCAGAAATCATTCAAAGTCTAATGGAACAAGCATATAGACAACAACAATTTTGGTCTGAGTTATTACAATCATTAGGGATACCCAGTGAACCAGTTTTTGTTGAAGAATGTACTATAACAGAACCAAAGAAACCTACTTTCTCTGAAACAGTTACTACTTACATTCATAGATGTAGAAATGCAATTTCAAAAATTCCGTTATTTAAAACAATTACTGCTGTAAATTCAATAATAAATATACTTAAATATTTTGGCATTGAAAAAGAAGAATTAGCTAAATTAGTTTACGGCTTATTAGAACAATTTTTAAGTTTTTTTAATAACTAATCTTTATGGGCTATGGATGGTTTACCATGATATAATCTTCATAGCTCATAACTTTTTATTTTTAACCATTTATGTTATAATTCATATACATTTATTTTTAATTAGCCATTGGCGTGGCTATGTTAGCAATACTGAACTGGTATGGGTATATCTCGTTCCAGTTCTTCTTGCTGTCTAAAATCCTTGTAACTTCTATCTAAAATTTCATTTACTGAAACTAAGTAGTCTTTAGCTTTGGACATCTTTGCTTCTACAACAAGTATTTCTTCCTTTTGATTCCTTATAGCTCCGTAACATCTTAAATCTTCGGTTCTCTTGTACTGGTCATTTAATTCTCCTAATCTCCTAACCTTACCAATTAAATCATCACCCATATTTTTTATGTCTATTTCAATTATTTCTTTAATTTGTAATGCTTCGTTCATTTAATTTACCCCCTTATTTTTATGTATTTTGATTGACTTTTTAAAAGCCTTAGCACCTTCCCAAGTTGCCTGTACATGCTGTATATTACATGCTTTTATGTATAGATCTAATAATTTACAGTTCATTTAATTACCTCCCGCGCTTGTCTGTTTTATTTATTTTCTAACTTTAAAATTCTATGATGTTGCTGACTGTTAACCTTTTCTAAATCTGCAATTCAAACGTATAAAAGATTAATGTTATAAGTTGCTATTGCTCCGATTGTTAAGCTTAATAATATTAAAAATCCTACTATAATTTTTGATAATTTGTTCATTTAGTTACCTCCTATATAAAGTCTTCCAAACTTCTACCATTTAATTTGGATACAAATTCATTCACATCTGTGCTTGTAATCATGTATTTATTACCGAACTTTGTTGCATCTAAATTCCCTTTGTCTATTATTTGCTTAACTGTAGTTATACTTGTGTTTAACACTACTGAAGCGTCTTTAACACTCATTAAATATAAGTTCGGATTATTCAATCTAGTTATCCTTTTCAATTCTTTGAACTGTTCATCTGTCATATTAACCCCTCCTAATTTAATGTATTAGCTACACCATATTTGATAGCCATTTCTTTTACTATTGCTACATATCCCTCTATCAAATGCTTATCATCTGCTATTACATCTAAGTTATTAAGCTTGTCCCTTTTAGATTTACAAACGCCATTCTCTGCTTGTCTGTACCTTTTATTAGTCAACCTTCTCTTTAAATCACAAGCCATACGTTGTTCTAATTGCTTGTATATCTCATTTCTTATATCTTTTATATGACTAAAGTCACCAAGTTTGCCGGCTATTGAGCTTATTATTCTGCTAGAGTCTGCTTTCCAATTAGTTGAATTAAGTGCAACTACATCTCTTATGTTCTGTAAATCTTTTTTGTTTTCAGCCACATCTTGTTTAATTTGTTTTTGTTCTAACTCTATATTGATTAGTAATTGTAGTTGTGGGCTAAGTGCTTGTGTATTTAGTGATGGGTTTTCTTTAACCTTGAAATATGTTTCTTCTAAATTGTCGAATTGTTCCCAGGCTTTGTCTGTGTCGAGGATCTTGCAATGCCTGTTTGCTCCTCTTTCTGTCCAAAGATACAAACTAGAAGCACGCTTACCAACTAGCTGATTATTATTCAGACAGTTATCAACTAAGCCAATGCCTTTGACTTGTTCATCAACGAGGTAACTTTCAGTTACTTCGTCCTTATTTCTTAGGTATTCATCATTTAGATGAGTAGCTTTAAAATCTTTTAATTCTTTGCCTTCAAGTAGGTAATAATGTTTACCTTCCTCGAAATTATCTTTATTTCTTTTGAAATTATTTCTAATATTTGCTGTATCTGTGCCATACACTTCTGCGAGTAATTCTGTTGTTATTACATTTTGGTTCTCGAATTTAATCGGTACTAGATTATTCATAATTTAATTTCTCCTTAGTTATTTTTAGATTCTTCGCTTTTTCTAAATAAATCCTTAAGATCGCATTCCGGGAAATATCTTTCTTGAATTTCAACAGCTTCATCATACGTAAATGGAAATCTTCCTTGGATTTTCAAATCTAGTGTTCTACGTGTCCTCTTAATTGTTTTTGCAACAATATCTTTGTTTATGTTTTTTCTTATAAATTCTGCTTCTAGATTACGATGCATATTTTCACCTCGCTTCAAATCTAAACCTTATTCGGTTCGTTATATCTATACTATAAACCTTATCCAGTTCACAGTCAAGCCTTTTTTCGTATAAATTTAATAATTTTGCTATCTTTATACCGAATTAAGTTCAGAATATGTTGAAATTTAATTCTACAGGTGATATCATAAAGAAATATAAGGAGGTTTTACAAAATGAATAAAACGGAGAAATTGAAAAAAATAATTATAGAGAGATATGGTAGTATAAGGAACTTTTCTAAAGTTGTTGATATCCCACCTACTACATTAATAGGTGCATTAGATAGAGGTATTGGTGGAATGGCTATAGATAGAGTAATCAAAATATGCGATACATTGAATATTGATATTAAAACATTTGACCCCGTTGAAAATATTGACCTCATAAAAACATTTGATATAAACGAAATAAAATTACTAAAAAGCTTCAAACAATTAAATGATAGTGGAAAAGAAAAAGTTATTGATAATATACAAGACTTAATTCAAATAGATAAATATATTATAAATAACAGTGAAATTAATGAGGCAAAAGATAAATGCGGAAAACAGGATAAAGTTAAGAAGTTAAACCTTAAAGAAGAACTTGCAAAACTTGACCCTATAGAAACTGTAGCAGCACATGATGATCATTGGAACAAACCAGGCGAATTGGAAAGAATCAAAAAAGACTTGTCTAAAATGGATGATTGGGATTGGTAGGTGATACTTTGAATATCTTCGAAAAATTAGAAGAAGAGGCTTTTGATAACGATATTTTAGTTAAAGAAATTGAATTTGATTCTGAGGCATGCGGTCTATATAAAAATAATAAAATTGCACTTAATAAATACAAGCTTAAAACAACAGCCGAAAAGGCTTGCACAATGGCTGAAGAACTTGGACATCATTATACTTCTTCAGGGTACATATTAGATTTAGACAAAATAGAAAGTAGTAAACAAGAATATAGGGCAAGATTGTATTCTTATAATAAATTGGTTGGTCTGAAAGGTTTGGTTGATGCTTACCTAGCAAGATGCCAAAGTATATATGAAATAGCTGAATACTTAAATGTTACTCCAAAATTCTTGAGCGATGCACTAGAATGTTATAAATCTAAATATGGTTTATATGCTGAAGTCGATAATTACGCAATTATATTTTATGAAGGGGATACAACTGATACCAATAAGGAATGGTACGGATATAAAATACTAGAAAAGAAAACTTTTTAAAATAATTCAAGAGTAGTAAACGCTACTCTTTTATATATAAAATTAAACAAACATACATTCTAACAAGGAGGTAAATATATGAAAGGAAGCGTAAGAAAAAGGGGTAAAAAATGGTATTATTACTTCGACCTCGGTATTGTAGACGGCAAAAGAAAAAGAGTCGAGCGTGTGGGAGGTAATACTAAAAAAGAAGCTGAAAAGGCAATGAGGGAAGCATTGAGTGAGTTCGATGATACCGGGCAAGTAATTGATGAATCTACTATGAGTTACAGCGACTATTTGGATTACTGGTATGAGAATTATGTTGAGTTGAATTGTAAAGAATCAACGCAAAAAATATACAAAAACAGAATCAATAAGCATATTAGACTAGGTTTAGGTTTTAATAAGTTGAATAGTTTAACCCCAGCACTGCTACAAGAATTTTTTAATAACCTTTATAAGCAGGATTATAGCAAAAATTCTTTTAAGGGTACTTCTGCTATTGTAAAAAATTCATTAGATTATGCGGTTAATCCTTTAAAATTAATTAAAGATAATCCTTATAACTATGTTATCAAACCTAAGTTTAAGAATATTAAAAAAGAAATTCAAACTATTACAAAAGAACAATTTAACATATTGCTTAAAAGGTTTCCTAAAGGTAATTTATATCACATACCATTACAAATAGCTTATTATACTGGAATGAGAAGGGGTGAAGTATGTGCCTTAACATGGGATGATATAGATTTTAATAAAAAAACTATTGATGTCAATAAAACAATGATAATCAATTTAAAAAGCGAATATGAATTAATTGAGCCGAAAACCCAATCGTCATATAGAATAATCTCTATTGGTGATAATTTAGTAAAAATATTAAGAGAGCATAAAATATATCAAAAGGAAATGAAGCTAAAACTAGGTGAGTATTATATAGATAAAGATTATCCTGTACCTAATATGGTGTGCACCAGTGATAATGGTACTTTTACAAAACATACTACTCTTTCTACTTCTATGTGTATAGTAGCAGAGAAAAATTTAGGGTTCGCGTTTAACTTTCATATGTTGAGACATACACACGCAAGCATATTAATTCAAAGTGGTGTTAATCCTAAAGATGTACAGTATAGGTTAGGTCATTCTAATATTAGTATAACATTAGATACCTACACTCACACTAGTGAAGAATCGAGAAGAAAGGTAGCTGATATTTTTGATAAACTATAATTTGCCACCATATTAACTATACGGTGGCAAATAGGTGGCAAAAACATCTTTATAATATTTTTCTTATTGCTATTATATTGAAATCTAAATGTTTTTATAGTTTTTCAATCCGTAATCTAATTAATCTATATAATTAATTTGTCTTACTGTTATGTAAGCACAGTACTTTTATACCTAGATATTTTAATTCAATCTATTTATCTTAATCATCGTAGTCGAACTCATCGTCTTCGTATTCAAAATTATCATCTTCAAACTCGAATCCGTCATCTCCAAAATTATTAGAAGAGGTATTGTCATCTTCTTCATAATCATCGTCATCATCGATGTAGAATTCTTCGTCCTCGTAATTTTCATCGCTTTCGTAGATAACACTTTCTACACTACTTCTTTTATAATCACGTTTTTTAGCGTTTTTTTGAGGCTCTGCAGACTCAGTTCGCAATAAATTCCCCAACATTTTCAAGTTATTCATGCTTCCTAAATTACCGAAATCTGCAAGTGAACTTAAACTAAATCCACCTTCTCCGAAATCATCTGGTAAAAATAACTCTGCAAATACATCTATTTTCTTTTTCATATCTAAAGCTTTTTTAACAGAACCTTTTTTCTTTTGAGGGAATACTTCTAAAATTTCCTTAATCATCATATTCTTCTTATCATCATCTTCCATATTTCTGAAAAAATCTGATTCAGAGTCCATATCTATGGATTCAATATTGTTTAGTTTTTTTATTCCACTTACTAAATCTAATATACTCTCGATTTTTATAAGTATTTTTCTCTCATCTTTTGACATATACTTTTTTGTTCTAGTTATAAGCTCCATTCCCATCTCTAAATCTTCATCGCTTAGCTCCATGATTTTCAAACCTTTATTGATATCATTTACATTAAATTTAAAATTATTCTTTCCAACATTAGGCATATCTTTGCCCCTCTCTTTTATACCTTTTTTTGCTTGTAGGCCCACAGCACTTTTAAATTTATCTTTATAATCAGATAGAGATATATCTCCGTTGCTAAGAAAAACAATCCCTATTAATAATAGTAAATTATTCAAACCAATGCCCCCTTGTGAATAACCCTTATTTTAAATTATGATTTTTTCGTTTTAATGTTCCTTTTTTATCTCCACTTGCATATATATTATTTATAGGTAATTTTATTTATATTAAATCATCAACTGTCTCTCACTAAATATTATTTCTATATATAAATAATATGAGTCAAATCCAATATATATTTATGAAAGGGGTTTTTTTATGAAAAAAATAGATAAAAGCTCTCTAGAAAAAATGGCCAAGGAAAAGAATATAGATAAAGGTAAAATAGAAAAAATGGCCAACAACTACAAAGACAAATCTGAAGATGAGCTTATGAGTGAACTCGTTAAGGTCGGAAAAGGTCTTGAAGGTAGAGAAGAAGTCGTTTCTAAATTCAAAGCATTTTTAGATGAGGAACAACAGAATAAATTAGATACAATTATGCAGAAGATATCTGCCTCTGAAGCTTCACAAAAAACTAAAAAAGCTAAACCTGAAAGAAAGAAAACTACGTCTAGCTCTAAAAATTTATCAAGTCCAAATTCGAAAAAAAGCTCAGGTAAATCGAAAGGACTTCTAGGAAAAATGAAAAAAAGCTCTCCTAAATAA